TATGGGGGTGGTGAGATGACCAGCTTCTCTAACCCGCAATATATAAAAAGCGCCGCTGCCTCTAAATCTTCCCCACGGCGCAAATTAAGGCATACGATAAGGAGTTAATCGTTGGGGCATTTAGGGTTTTGTGGCCATGGTATATAAGCCCAACCATGTGAGGCTCCTGCTCTGTTGAGCAGAAAAGAAAAAGAGCACCAACCGTTCGGGATTTCCGAACAACTGGCGCTCTAGGCGCTCTAATTTTTTCCTTGCTAGGAAATGACCGCTGCTATCAGACAAACGATAAAAATAACTGCAAGAGGAATCCAGATTGGGGATAAAACCCATAGCCATGGCCATGTAATCACTTTGCAGAGCTTCAAAACAATAAAAACAATTGTCAGCATTTCAAAAAGGCCATTTCCGCAGCCGCATGAGGCTCCTTCGTTACCCATTTTTCCCCTTTATGTTCATATGCCCGCATTTGGGGCATTTTATTTGATATTCTGAATCTTTCGGGAGTCTCCCCAAAAGCCGGTTGCAAGTGTCATATCTGTCCGTTGCCGGATTGTACATAATGTTGTTGCAACGGACTTCGACAAGCGGCTCTTTTCTACTCTTCTCCGTCCGTTGTGTCATCCGGATTGTTTCCCTCCCCTAATGTCTTAGGCGTTTCTGCAACTTGACCCTGCCCTGATGCCGCAGCTTTTTGAGCCTGTTCTTCTTTATATTTCTGCCCCCGCTCTGCCATCTGCTTCGGGTCGTCCGTAACTCCGATAAGCGAGATAATATCTTCCGGATGAAACAGCCCCGTACTTTGCAAATTGGAAGCGGCCTGCGATTTATTAAGAAGATTGTTCGTGCGGTTCCTGATAAATTTCACATCAATCTGCATTGGTTTAAGATCAATCTTATTGAATACTTTTAGGATTCTGCAAACAATCCTCAATGTCTGACGCTCGGACTTTTTGAAATTGCGCTCTTTTGTACGGGCAACAAGCTCCAATGATTGGAATCCGTCGCGGAGATAAACAGCATCGCCAGTGTCTCCTCCGCCACTGGAACGCTCTTTTCGGTCTGGAATGCCGGAAATTGCATACGCATAGTCAATCAGCGTTTGTGCAAGCGTTTCAGCTTCATTCTGATCTACGGACGCGCTAACGTATTTAACGTCTGGCTTTGATGTGCTTCCTGTAGCGGGCAACTCCATTGCTCCATACTGCTGGAGCTTTTCATAGTCGCTTGTGTTGCCGTTGCCCCGTGCCTTATTTTCCTCTTTGGTTTTTAGATGGCAGCCAACGAATACCAAAACCGAATTAACAACTTGCTGAACGCTATTCATCCTGTCGGAATGAAGCTGCGATATTGCATCAAGGATTGTCATTACGACTTCAAAGTCGCCAATTTCAAATTCGTTGTTTGGATATTCAATGATTGGCATGGCTCCAAGAAAATGTGCCAGTGGATCGCCAACCATGTCGGCAGCCTTTATTTCCGTAGTAAGGCCGCCTTTCACGGAATACCGGTATCGAAATTTCCTGTCATATACTGTGTAAAGTGTGCCGCTTACATTGCCATTATCGTCAAGCAATGAACTGTATGTAACTCCCAAAAGCGGCTTGTGTCCTGCTTTTGAAGAATATATTACGAATGTGTTCCATGGTTCCAATGTTGGAATTTCGAACGGTGCTTCATCTTCCTCCCCGGCATCGTCAACCACTACAAGGCGATATGCAGTGCCGCAAATGGAAGCATCCTGCGCAAGTTTCATGTCCTCCTGCGCCTTGTTCTCACTGTCCATGAATGTATTCAGCTTTAGAACATTTTCTGAATCTTCATCCTCTTTGGCTGTGTATTGAATAGGCTCACCGAGGAAATAGCCTGTCGAGTTACGTACAATAGAATAGGCGTTGTTGATAACAAGTTTATTATTTATTTCCGGCCTTACTTCTTTTGCACGATACAAAATAGGCTGGTTGCCGCGAAAATATTTGAACAGATAAATGATTTCCTGCCTGTTCATAAGGTGGCGCTGCATAGCGCCATTCACAATGGCTGGTATAGAATTCTCGTCAATCTTTTCCGGGTCACGCGACGTATAAATGGCTTTGCGCCCAAGGAACATATGATCTTTCATGCCATTTATTTCATTATCTTCCATGCCACTTATAAGTTCCAATTGCGTGCCCCCTTACTTTCAGTTTCATTAACTTCTACGTATAATTATACCATAAAATTAACGTTTTTGCAACATTCTGGAGCCTTGATCTAAACCAATGGGGTTAGAATGACAAGCATTACAGGGGCAAACTGCGGCGATCCACAATTCTTACTTCCATTCCAGACAAGTCCTTTACAAGCTGTGAAAGCATAGCGAGCCCATCCGGACCATCATCATGTTTTACTTTGCCAGTAATAGTAAATCCGAGAACATTTTGCATAAATCGTTTGTATTCGTGACCTGCTTCATCTGGTGGGTACTTGCTTTCATCAAGAAATACAAAATGCTTTTTCACAAAGTCACTTTCAGTGATGATTTTTGTTATTTTGTTTGTTGAAGTAAAGAATGTACGAACAGAGGAAAACCCACCTAGCTTATGAATTTGCTCATCTACACTTTGGGCGTAATATTCGCCGCCGTTGTTGCTTTCAATATCAATTCTGCTCACTTTGTTGTCTACGCACATCTGAGCGACGAGTGGCTTTGTGACTTCCGGCAATCCATTATTGAAAACAAGTGAAGGAATGTACACGGAATCACCATAAACATAGCCACATAGAGCGCAAACATAGTCCTTTCCTTGATTCTTACTATCACAAATGGCTACAATAGCATCCGGAGCCGCTTCTGGGAGTTCAAAGAAGTGTTGAAGCTGATCTTTTTGATACAAAAGTCCTTCTCTTTCAATCGGCTCTTGCTGATAAATAGCTCTCCATGATACATCGTCCATGTTTTCACGCATGTTTTCAAAATAGGCGCGTGAGAATCCGACTCCATGCTTATAATCAAAGTTTGAATTTCCGTCTTCGTCGAGTGCAGAAATCCTAATAAATTTAGATTTCCGATCTTCGGAATATCTTTCTTCCATTCGTCCTAAAACATCATGGCAACTCCATCTGGTCCCTACCAAAAGAATTCGGCAACTCTCCTTTGCACGGCTGAAAAGATCATTTGTGACCTTCATCCAAAGAGAATCCAAACGTTCAAGATTCATTGCTTCCTCAATGCCGGAAACAGCATCATCGAGTACAAGAATGTTTTCACAGCGGGTGGCTCCGGTTAATCCGGAATCCAAAGAACGTGCAGTAAACGTCTTAAATCGTTGTTGCTTTACAAGGTCAATACTTTCATCTTTGGCGTTTGTAGTTGCAATAGGAGAATCAGGAAAAATTTCTTGATAACAATACTCTGGGTCTTTCATAATGCTTAGAATTCCATCAAAGGTTCCTCGGCAAAGCTTATCTGCGTAGCCAGAGTACAGGTTTGGCATCAATGGGTCTTTACCCATAACCCATGTTAAAAAGAAAATAATCAAGGTGGTTTTCCCAACACCAGGTGGGAGGGAAATTCCAAGTCTTTGAAGCTTTCCGTCATATAGGTCTTGTAGATCCTGTACGATTGGTTTTAACTGTGTGAGCCGGTTTTCGTAAAACTTCTTGTCTGGGTCGCGCCGGTGTTCTAGATATAACATATAATCATGAAAAGAATATCTAGCACCTAGGAGAAATGTTTCCCAGTACTCTTTTTGCAATTTCTTCGATTCTGATGGGGTACATTTATTACGCAACTTTTCTCGAAGCATTTTGCGAAGCTCATAATTGGCCCAAAGTTCGTGATTAATATCTTCGTCTTTTTTATAAATTCCACGAAGATTATTCCAACACAAAATTTTTTCATCGACTGAAATGTGAGGATTAATTTTTAAATGTAGAATAAATTTGTCTCGTGCTTGAATTAATTCTTCCGAAAGCATAGAAAAAGTGCCATCCCCTTTCTAAAGAAATGGCACTCTTAGGCGCTCTATATCTTTATTTATTTGTACTGCCAAACATATCCATAGGCAGATTTGCGTTTTCCGTTACAGCAATCGGATATATGGCCTTGGCTAAACCCAAAAACTTTTTCAATGTCAGATGCAGAACAATACTCTCCAACTCTTTTGCCTGTTTGATCAAACTGAACAACCGCTTTATTTCGCTTTTTTGTGACCTTTGCAGTTCTTGTGCCATATTTGATATTATATTTATGTTCGCACCATTCGAGATTGTCCGATTGGTTATTTAACGGGTTTTCGTCTTTATGATTAACCTCTGGAAGGCCATTTTGGTTTGGAAGAAATGCCAACGCTACAAGGCGATGAACGTAGGTTATAAATTGGCGGTTTTGCTTCCATAGTGTAGCCTGAACATATCCATTCCCATTATCTCGCTGAGAAATGATTTTTCCATGTAAATGGTGTGGCTTTCCATTTTTCCAAGGAACAATTCTATCCAACGATTTTATTCTGCCTAAATTGCTTACTTGATATAGTCCTTCATATCCAGAAACATCCTTCCAAATTTCTTCTGTCATTCTTATCACCATCATTATTTTAGCACATTTTGCTCGAAATGTCAATAGTCATGTTTGTATGTATATGCATATATATTCTTAAAATTCATTCTTTATTCATTTTCGCCGTTTGTATTTCCCGGCAATAAAAGCGGGTTACAATGCCCGGCGCACGCTCAAAAAATAGGGGCACC